TTTTATCGGGTACCGCTTAAGACAGATTGATGAGACGCAGGCATTTAAACAGGGAGGCTATGCAAGCCTTCAGGAATTTGCCCAGGCAGAATTAAACCTAAGCGCATCTACGGTATCAAGATTCATGGCGATAAGTGCCAAGTTTACCATTGAGGGCAGGGGGCAGCAGTTGCTCCCGTCCTTGGAAGGGATGGCATATAGCAAACTGCAGGAGATGCTTACCCTGTCAGATGCAGATTGTGAGCTGATTACACCACAGACTACGGTAAAGGACATTAAGGAGCTGAAGAGATTTAATCACGCGGATCCTAACGAGGAGAGAGTAGTAGACGGTGAATTGTCCCATGTACAGGTGTGCATTAAGGATTTCTTTGCTAATCCCGCTAGAAAAGAGATTTTCAATGAGATTTTGCGTGGTGTAAACGATATAGAGGACCTAGTGGACAGATTAAATCCAGCTGGTAACCTCACACATAGATGCGGCCTTGTGTATATGTTCTTCTATGACGTGGATAAAGGTGTAGGAATTAAGCTGATGACGAGTCCAATGCCGAGAAAGATAAGTTATCGAGAGTTCCTGTCAATGGTATATGAGCTGTTTGTAGACCATGAAGACGAGAAGGACCCGTGGAAGAGCGTGTATGGAGAGGTTAAAGAGGAAGAAAAGAAGCCTGCGCCGGCAGCAGTCGCTAAAACTGCTCCAAAACCTGCCCCTCAAAAGCCGAAAAACGCCCAAAAGACTAGTACAGAGTCCACTTTTGGTAGTGAGGATGAAACACAGGTTGAAGGGCAGAAAAACATCATGGATTATCCGGAATATGTACCGGATTCCATGAGAGAAGGTATCGAAAATACCGAGGAAAATACCATTGAAGAGGTAGAAGAGGTACCGGAAGACAGTATTGACGCCTCTGAAATCGTGAAAAACGTTGAAAAGACTAGTACGGAGACCGCTTTTAAAGCACCGACCGTGGATGACTTCTGGGAAGCATTTGAAATAGACCACGAGGAGCTTGCGGGATTCATGAAGCGCAATATGTGGGAAGGCTGCGGAGTGTACCGTAAACTGTCAGATATTCCGTTAGAGGAACGTAGGGAAGCCTATAACCATGCAATCAACCTGGCAGCAGGATTGGAGAAGATACTGAATGTCTAAGAGCATATTGCAACCAAAGAGCGAGAAGGTGTGCTATTTGTGCCGGTTACTAAACGTGATGAATAAGGATGCGGAGATTCCTTACGTGGAAGAGCATCATGCTGTAGGTGGTCCATATCGCCAAGCGGCAGAACACTATGGATTAAAGGTAAATCTGTGCGTGTGGCATCACCGTACCGGGGAGAAGGCAGTACATAGGGACGATGAGATGGCAGATTTGCTGAAAAAGATAGCACAGATTGCTTTTTGTAGGAAATACGGATACCGGCTGTGGATGAAGACATTCACGAAGAACTATTTGGACGAAGAGGAAAAGGAAAGATACCTGAAAGGAGTAGAAGATGTTACAGATTAATGATGTTAAGGAGCTGCAGAGCAGATTAAAGATGCACGAAGGTGCTGTTGGTAAGTGCAGTATGTATTACGTAACCGAGGATCATGAGAGAAGAAAAGTTTATACCAGAATCTATACGGATTGGTTTGAGTGCCTCCCGGAGAAGGTGTATGAGAAGGTACTGAATATCTTCAAGAAGTTGCTGAATAAGAATGTGGGAAATAACGTTCTTAGCGGATATTTCGGGAAGGATAACATTCAGATGCTACTAAACACGGTAGTGACGAGTGAATCCGATGTAACAGGGGAGAAGTTCTTGATTGATAGAATCACATCTATGTATGGCCACGTAGGAAACTACATGGTTATCCTTGCGCATAGTACATACGACGTTCCCAAGGTGGGAACGGACGGAAAGAGCCAAGGAGAGAGTGAGTGGGTGTATAAGCATCTTATGTGTGCTATCTGCCCGGTAACGTTAGAGGCGGCAGGGATAGAGGTAACAAAAGAATTGATGCTGGTATCTAAGGAGCGTAGATGGACGATACAGGAACCGATTGACGGATTTATCTATCCTGCATTTGAGGAAAGGGAGATTTGTCCGGATAAGATTATGTATTACACAGCCACTAAGGCAGAACCGGATCATAGCTTTATGGAGGATGTGCTGGGCATGAAGAGGATGTATACGCATGCAGAGATGATGGATATGTTCGATAAGATGATGCTCAGAGCAGCAGGAGACAGTAAGGAATTAAAGAATGAATTCATGATGCGCCTCAGTCTCAAGCTGTGTGACCGTCCGGAAGGGGATGTATATCTTGATATGGACGAGCTGGCACAGATAATGATGGAAAATGGGATGGACGAAGGAAGTGCGGTGAAACTGGCGACAGAGTATGGAGATACATTTGCGCCGGAATATCCTTCCTTGGGACACCTGGTAAATATCAGATACATCGAGTTGGCCAGAGAGAAACAGCGTGAAGAGAAAAAGAGTAGTTTATTGCGCAAGGCGGCAGCAGTCTTAAGTGCACACGGTGGAAATGAGGAGTTGATTAATCAGCTTCGTCAGGAAGCCGGAGGTGAATAAGTCCTTTTGGAAAATTTATATATCACAACAACAAGAGTCATGGTCAGTGGGGCCTCAAATGAGGTCCCGGAAAGGAGATAGATGGGATTTTTTAATGAAGGGCCTGTAATACAGCAGACGAGAGTGGGAGATATTATCACAGCGAGTGTAGAGGCAGAAGATGGCCTTAAAGAGATAGAGAAGTATAAAGTAACCGAGGTACATCCTCACTTGGTTATTGGAGTAGCGAATAGAGGACAGAAAAAGAGAGTGTTTTCATTCGGTGATTTAGTCATGTTCGGATATGAGAGCGCATTTCCGGAAGGGCGAAAGCCGTTGCCGGAGAGGATAAGGAAGAAACGGGTAAGTAGAACGGTTACAAATTGTAACCGGTTGGAATAGGATGCAACTGGTGACAAATTGTCACCGAATGGAATAGGAGGTTTAACATGGCAATATCAGAGGAAACAGTAATGAAAACGGCAAGAGTCATCTTGGGAGAAGATAAAGCTGAGGAAGGGAGGAAACATGTGATGATAGGTTTAGGTATAACCATAACGCTGGTAATTGGTGTAATAGGGTGTATGGGGGTAGAAGGATGGTTTAGGCTTAAAGAGATGGTGCTGCGACGTAGTCTTGATGCGATTGATAATTCTATAGAACTTGAGATTGAAAAAGAGAAGACGAAACAGTTAGAGATTAAGACGAATTACCGCGAAAAATATAATTCGTCATTGTATTAGCTGTAGGAGGAAAATACATGAATATTAAAGGGTATGGAGAAGTTTCTGCCATAAGATTAACTCACAAAGGATGCGAAATGAATTTTGAAAACATGCTTCCTGTTGTGTATTTGGAATCAGCCCCGATAACACCGGCCACATTTGCTTTTATAGAGTTTAAGGATACAAGCGAGGTTGAAATGATGATTCATATGTTAAAGAGATTCAGAGACGGATGTATCGAAGGGATGGGCAAATGGGAAGAAAAAAGGTAGTCAGATGGAGGATATGAGCATGGAGAATGTTGTATGTAATGGAGCAATAGATGTTAAAAGAACAATATGTGGCTATGAGCAAGAGATAACGGAGAAGTTAAAGGAAATCAACGGAATAGTGGCGGAGATGACAAGGCTAATAGGAGACGAACGTGTATCAGAGATGGTCGAAGAGGAGCCGAATTGCATGAGAAGTAATGTTGAAATCAATTTCAAAAATCTTTGCATTATTAAAGAGAATCTTTTGAGGCTCAGAGATTTTTTCTAGAGTGAGTTAGTTAAAAAGGTTTCGTTTTGCGACGTCGCAAGAGGTAGGAGATAAATGGTTTCACCCGGCAGCAGTCCTAAGCAGAAAGTGACGCGCCGGCAGCAGGCTTTAAGGTAGCAACAGATAAGGGAGGACTTAATGACAACGTATGATGATGTACATGCACTGTGTCCATTTTTTCAAAGCAGTGACAAAAACAGAATAATATGCGAAGGCATAGTTAAGGGCAGTAGAACAGCACTAGAGTTTACTAAGCAAGGCGAAAGAAGCAGACATAGAACGTTGTATTGCGATTGTCGTTACCAGCAATGTGAGGTATATAAGGCCCTGATGAAAAAGTATGAAGAATAGGGAGGCCGAAAGGTCTCTCTAATTTTTTGCCTTTTGGAGGTTAGAATCAAAAACTTTGATTGATTTAGAATTGATTTATAGCGAGAAAGAGGTGAGATATGCCTAAGAAGGGAGCCAAGATAGACATTTCTGAAAAGGAATGGGCAAAAATCAAAACAGAATACATCACAACAGAAATCAGTTATCGCAATTTGGCAGAAAAATTTGGAATGAGTTATACACGGCTTTACACCAGAGCCCATGCGGAAAAGTGGGGAGCCGAGAGAGAAGAGTTTCAAAAAAATCTCGTAAAAAAATCAATAGATTTGATATGTGATGAGCAGGCAGAGAGAATAGCCCGGGCGATGCGTATCGGAGATAAGATGCTGGAGCGTGTGGAGGAGTCCCTGGAACAGATAGATATGCTACTTGTAAAGACGACAGAAACCGTAGAGATTGCAAAGAAAGTGAATGGTAAGCTGGCGGACGTAAAGACAACGACGGAGAAGTTGAAGCTGCAGAAGGTGACTGTTGATAGAGCCGGATTAAAGCAATTGTCTGCAGTACTGAAAGATTTGCGTGAGATAGGAATCTTCCGAAGCGAGCTTGACAGACGAGAGCAGGAAGCACGGATTGACCGTTTGCGTAAGGATACAGAAGTAGAACAAAAGGATACTGAGATTACGGTTACATTTGAGAGCATAGATGATTATGCAGATTAAATCACACTTAGAAAGGAGATTTATCAATGTGGAAAGCAGTTAATGGAACAGACGGGATGATCGAGGTAAATGAGAGAGGTGAGGTTCGTTCTCTTTTACGTGGAACACCACGGATGTTGAAGACACAGCCGGATGCTAAAGGATATTTGAGATTAAGAGTCACGATAAACAGAGTCAAAATGGGTTTTAAAGTGCATAGGGAAGTCGCAAAGGCTTTTATACCGAATCCTCTTAAACTTCCACAGGTGAACCATAAGGATGGTAACAAGGGAAATAACTGTGTTTCAAACCTGGAATGGGTTAGTAATAAACAGAATGCAGCTCATGCAATTAGGACTGGGCTGTGGGATTCCGTTATAGAGGGTGCCAAGAGAGAGAATGAGTCTAGGAAAAAACCGGTTATAGGGTATTGCGGAGGAGAAGTAAGAAGATTTGAAAGTGTATCCGAGGCTGAAAGATTTGTTGAATCGCGCCATGTATGTGACGTCCTGAAAGGAAAGCGGGAACATGTGAAGGGTTGGAGTTTTGAATATGTGAAGGGGGGTGAAGAGTGTGAGACTAGAGTTACCAATGCCTAGTGAAAAGCAGAAATTGTTTTTAAAAGATACGCATAGGCACGTGGCTTTTGGAGGAGCACGAGGCAGGCGGTAAAAGCTTTGGAATAAGGCTAAAGGCTATAGTGCTTTGCCTTAAATATCCCGGAATCATATGTATGATTGTAAGAAAAACTTATCCGGAGCTACAGGCAAATCATGTGAAGCCACTCAAAAAGATGCTTAGGTGTGGTACGAAGAATGCGATAGCAAAGTATAACACACAGGATAAGGAGATGCGATTCAACAATGGCAGCCAGATATTATTCCGATATTGCGATACAGAAAAGGATGTAGACAGATATCAAGGTACGGAGGTGGACGTGTTGTTTCTTGACGAGGCAACGCAGCTATCGGAAGAACAGATCACAAAGATAAACGCGTGCGTGCGTGGTGTTAATGAATACCCACACAGAACATATTACACATGCAATCCGGGAGGCAAAGGGCATGGATATATCAAGAGACTGTTCATTGATAAGGTGTATAAGAAAGGGGAGTATGCGGAGGACTACTCCTTCATCCAGTCTTTGGTGACCGATAATAAGGCGCTTATGGAGAAGGACCCGGATTATCTCAAACGATTGGAGGCCCTTCCGCCGAAGCTTCGTAAGGCATGGCTGGAAGGACGCTGGGATGTGTTCGAGGGAGCGTATTTTGAAGAGTTTAGGGCGACACCTGACCCGCAGAAGTGTCACGAGGCAGGTATCACGGAAGAACAGGCCATGGATGAGCATAGATGGACGCATGTTATTAAGCCATTCAAGCCACCCCTCGATTGGAAGATATACCGTTCGTATGACTGGGGCTATGGCAAACCATTTTCATGTGGATGGTGGGCAGTCGATTATGACGGATGTGCTTATCGCATACTGGAATTGTACGGCTGCACAGGAACGGCAAATGAAGGTGTGAGGTGGTCCAATAAGGAACAGTTTGACAAGATTGCAGAGATTGAGCGCGAGCACCCGTATCTGAAGGGCAGACGAATCCAAGGCGTGGCGGACCCGTCTATATGGGATGGTTCCCACGGTATATCAGCGGCAGTGGAAGCAGAGAAGCATTCCTTGTGGTTTGAACCGGGAGTTAACGACAGAATCCCGGGATGGATGCAGGTAAGAGAGCGACTTAAGTTTGATGAGAATGGATATGCAATGATGTATTTCTTCGAGAACTGCGAGGCAATAATCCGGACAATGCCGCTAATGATGTATGACGAGCATAAACCGGAGGACTTAGACAGTGAGTTGGAAGACCATGCATGTGACGAAGTGAGATATTTCTGTATGATGCGCCCGATTGCTCCAAGGCAAATTGAAGCATCACAGAAACCGATGCTGGATCCTTTGGACCAGTATAAAGAACAGAGCAGACATGATAAAGCAATAATTAGGAGGTACTAATGGGAAAGAAAGAGAATTTGGAAACAGGAATGATGGTGCCGAGTCAACCTGCAGAGATGGTGCAGGCAGACGAGAAAAAGGCCGGAATTATAGCACGCGCGAAGCAGGAGATAGAGATGCTAAAACGTACTGCGGAGCATAAGAAGATGAAAGCGCAGGAGAAACCCAAGATTGGAGCGGAGGAACTGAGAAAAGCGTCAGAAATTCTTCGTAAGTACAAAGAAGGGAAGACAAGTCTCGAAGATAAGATTATCAAGAATGAGGAGTTTTGGAAACTTCGTCAGTGGAATTATATGGATGCCAGCGCGAATGATTTCATGCCGGCAAGTGCGTGGCTGTGGAGTTGCATTCAGAGTAGATATTCAGACGTGATGGATAGTTATCCTACATGTAATTTTCAACCACGGCAGCAGGATGATAAGGATGAGGCTAAGATGCTTTCAGCTATTGTTCCCATCATTCTGGAACAGAACCGTTACGAGGAGACTTATTCGGACATTGCGTGGTACACCCTAAAGCAGGGGGGAAGTGTGCAGGGTATCTTCTGGGATGCAAGCAAACATAACGGACTGGGAGATATTAGTGTGCGCAAGATTGATTTCTTAAATATCTTTTGGGAACCGGGTATTACTGATATTCAGGACTCGGCAAATGTGTTCACAACGGAGCTTGTGTCAAATGAGTTACTTGAGCAACAGTATCCGCAGTGCAGAGGAAAACTGAAAGGAAAAAGTACTATAACGATTGCAAAGTATTTGTATGACGAAAAGGTAGATACCTCGGATAAGAGCGTTGTAGTGGACTGGTATTACCATACTTATGTTAAGGGAAAGAAGACGCTGCAGTATGTGAAATTCGTCGGGGATATTGTTCTTTATGCGACAGAGAATGAGACGAAGACAGAGGAAAAGGTAGTCGTTGATCCGGAGACAAAGATTCCTTTAACGGTACCTGTAAAACCATCCATGGCAGAGACCGGATTGTATGAACATGGCAGATATCCGTTTGTAACATTCCCACTGTATCCGATGGAAGGGTGTTTGTGTGGTTATGGCCTGACGGATATCGGAAGAGATACACAGCTTGTCATTGATAAGTTGAATAAGGCAATTGTAGATAATTCTGTTATCGGTGCCACTCCGCGATATTTCATCAAGAGTAATGGAGCAGTTAATGAGCAGGAATATGCGGACCTTTCAAAACCATTCATTCATGTGCAAGGAAATATTGGTGAAGAGGATATTCGTCCGGTAGATGGAAAAGAATTGGCGCCTATTTATGTGAACGTGCTGACACAGAAAATAGAAGAGCTTAAGTACGTAACCAGCAACCAAGATTCCAATAACGGAATTGCACCAAGTGGTGTTACTGCAGGAAGTGCTATTTCTGCATTACAGGAGGCAGCAGGTAAGAATGCGAGAAGCTCCAATAAGGCATTTCATAGAGCATACAGAGAGGTGTGCTACCAGATTGTAGAGCTGATTAGACAGTTCTATGATATCCCGAGAACGTTCCGTATTAATCCGGACGGTATGCATGAACAGTTTGTTCAGTTTAGTAACGCGGGATTGAAACCACAAAAGCAGGAAACCATGGGGATTGCGACCGGATTGAGATTACCGGAATTTGATATTGATGTCACAACGGAGAAGGCAAATCCGTACAAGAAGATGGAGATTAACGAGCTTGCTCTAAACTTCTATGCACAAGGATTCTTTAATCCGCAAATGACAGATCAGGCGCTTGCATGTTTGGATATGATGGATTTCACGAGGAAGGAAGATGTCATGTCGAAGATTCGGGCGAATGGTACGATGCAGGAGTTAATGATTAAGTATCAGCAGTTAGCATTGGAATTGGCCAATAGAATCAGCCCGAAGATGGCAAAGATGGTAGGTCAGCAGATATTGGCAATGGGCGGTCAACCGTTGCCGCAAGGAATGGGACAGCCGGTAGAGTTAAGTGGCGACACATCAGAGCATCCGTTCAATGAGAAGGCAAGAGCACAGGCGAGAGCTTCAACAGAGGCAGATTAGGAGGGAATATGATTGTAGTAAAGTTTAAACCAAAAACATATGAGGTAACAGTTACGGGGCATGCAGGTCAGAATAAGAAAGGGAAGGATATCGTGTGCAGTGCGATATCCATCCTCTTTTACACGTTAGGTGACAGCCTTATGAAGTGCATGGAAATGATGGAAGAGGAACCGGTAGTTAAGGATGATGATGGTTACGGGTACGCGATATGCAAGCCAAAGGAAGAGTATGTAGCCAACATTGAGATGATTTACTGGACTGTTTTAAATGGTGTGCAGCTGGTAGCGGAGACATATGGGAAATATGTGAAGTTGGTTATTGAAGAAAATGATTAAAAATTTTTTGTTTTGGAGGTTAGAAAACAAATCTAGCGATTCAGTACAATGAATTTACAGAGTGGCTCGTATCCCAAACTACAGAAAGGAGCAGATAATGCTTAAGAAATTTTTACCAATCAACTTACAGCTGTTCGGTGAAGGTGGAGATGGTGGAGATGGTGGCTCAGCATCACCAGCCGGAGAAAGCGTAGTTGACAATACCGGAGAAGATTTAGTAAAAGCCTCCATCCCGGAGAAGGCGAGAAAATTTTATGAGAAGGCAATGGCGAAACAGTCTTCAGCGCAGAAGCAGAGTTCACCGGAGGAACCTTCATCACAGCCACAGACTACCACTGAGGCAAAAGCAGAAGAGAAGCTTTCTTATGCGGACATGATTAAATCAGACGATTATAGGGAAGAGCACGAAGCTTACATGAAGAAAACCTTGGGAGATAGGTTAAAGAAGTATAAAGGCATGGAAGCGGAACACGGAAAGGCTATGGCGACACTTGAGATTGTGGCCAACAAGTACGGTGTGAATCCCGATGACGAGCATTTCTTGGAAGTGTTAGGTCAGAAAATTGAAGAGGATGATTCGTACTATGAGAAGTACGCCATGGAGCATGATATGACAGCGCAGGAAGCACGTCGTATGGTCACCATGGAAAGGAAAGCAACTCAGCTTGAGAGGGCAGAGACAGAGAGGAAGGCACAGGAACAGAGATTGCAACAGTTTCAAATCATTCAGCAGAATGCGGCGAAAACGAAAGCACAGTTCCCACAGTTCGACCTTGAAACTGAATTCCAAGATGAGAGATTCCGCAGATTGTGTTTAGCAAACAACGGAGATACCACAGCAGCTTACATGGCGTGTCACTGGAACGACATTATACCGGCGCAGGTACAGATGGCGGCACAGCAGATTCAGAGCCAGACGGCAGCAGCAGTAGCGGCAAATAAGTCGCGTCCTGTTGAGAATGGTTTATCATCCACAGCTCCCTCGACTGCAAAAGAAGACTTTAGAGGCATGTCCCTGGAACAGCTTAGAGCATACGCTGAGCAGGAACGCAGAAAGAAACGCGGGAGATAAGGAAAGCTCCCGGTGATTTGGGAGGAAAAATTATGAAGCACAAATTATTATTGAACATGCAGTTGTTCGCAGATGTAACCCCGGTAAACGTTACCACACAGGAGAGTTTATCTCCAACCATGAAGACATTCTATGACACCACTCTCTTAGAGAATGCGCGTGAACAGATGGTCTTCACACAGTTTGGAGAAAAAGTTCCCATGAAGGGTAACAAGGTGGAGTTTAGAAAGTTCAATACTTTCGCAAAGGCATTAACTCCATTAACAGAAGGTGTTATTCCTTCAGGTCAGACATTCGGTATGACCAAGATTGAGGCTGAGACTACGCAGCACGGCGATTACGTAGCTGTATCTGACAGACTTGAACTTGAGTCTTACGATGATGTTATTTTCGGTGCAACCGAGGAAATGGGTGCAGCAGAGGGTGAAACCTTTGATACCTTAACCAGAAATATTCTTGTAGCAGGTAATTCTGTGGCATATTGTCCGAATGGAACCACAGAGGTAACTTCCAGAGCAGACCTTACCAATGCTTGTATTCTTACCCCGGATATGGTTAGTAAGGCTGCAACATGGCTTAAGAAGAATAAGGCACCGAAGATTGATGGTTACTATGTAGCTATCATCCATCCGTCAGTAGCTTACGACTTGAGAAGCACTGATGAATGGAAAGAGTACCATAAGTACAATGCGGTAGATCCTATTTTCAAGGGTGAAATCGGTGAGATGCATGGTGTTCGTTTCGTGGAATGCGGCGAGTCCAAGATTTGGAGAGAAGAGGGCGGCAACGCTACATACGCAACCTTATTCCTTGGAAAGAAGGCATTCGGTGTGCTTGAACCGGAAGGTGAAGGCATGGAGATGATCGTTAAGCCAAAAGGACAGATTGGAGGACCGTTAGAGCAGTTCAGTACCATTGGTTATAAGTTCTGCCACGGTGCAAAGATTCTTTATCAGGAGAGAATTCTTCGTGTAGAATCCGGTTCCAGCTACGGCACAATCGACGAGGCAAACTAGTAAAAGAAAAGGGGAGAGGATTCGCCGTCCTCTTCCCTACCATTAATTGGAGGTAAGTTATGGCAGAGACAACTAAACAGACGGGAAAGAGTGGCAAGCGCGTGTCGGTAAAACTTCCGAGAAACGCAGGCCAGAATGCAAACCAGGACGAGTTCTTCTCAGTGAATTTCAAAAACTATATTATCCGAAGAGGAGAAACGGTAGAGATTCCGGAAGAACTGGCAGAGGTAATTACGAATGCGGAGAAAGCAGAGGAATACGCTATGCGTTATGCCGATGAGAAAGCGCAGCGTGAACCTAAGTAAAGAGAAGACGCAAGGAGAGGCATTCGCTTCTCCTTTTTTGTTAGGAGGGTATCGGATGACAATAAAAGAATGTATCGATGAAGTTGATAGCGTAAAGCCAAATCAGTATTCCATTCCGGAAAAAGTGAGATGGCTTTCTTTTGTTGATGGCTTGGTTATCAATGAAGTGCTTAAGATGCACGAGGATTACGACAGCAAGTATGACGAGTTCGCGGGATATGATGCGGATAAACTGGGAACGAAGCTAATCGTGGAGGCACCATATGACAGCCTCTATGTAGCGTATTTAAAGATGAAAATTGATGAAGAGAACGGGGAGACTGCAAAATACAATAATTCGGCCACAATGTTCAATTCATATATGACGGTATATAAACGGTATTACCACAACAGGCATTTGCCGGTAAGTGGTAAGGGAATGAAGATATTTTAGGAGGTAGGCATGAAGTTTCCAATGATGCAGGAAATAAGCAGGTATAGGGAAATGACAACAGCATTTGGTGGTTACAATCATCAGGCCTCTTGTGCGGATGGGGAGTTCTTTGACATGCAGAATATGACAGCCCAAAACCATCCCATGCTATCTCCAAGACCTCATAGAGGAATTGTAAAGCAGCTGACAAATCCACAAGGGATACTAGATAAAGAAGACCTCATGTGGATAGATGATGGAGTGCTGTATAAGAATGGAGAGCCGGTGGAGCTGGATGGTGTTGAGTTGTCTTCTGAGGAGAGCATGTGTCCGAAGACGATGGCCAAGATGGGTGCGTATGTAATCATCATGCCGGATAAAGTGTGGTATAACGCGGATGACGGAGAGTGTGGGTACATGGAAGCTTCCTATGAGAGTGAAGAGGAAGAACAGGTAACAATAACACTTTGTGAGTCAGATGGTACGGCCATTACCTGGCACGATGAAGAGTATTACAAGGAAAATGAACCTCAAAACGGTGACTATATGATGACAATGACGAATGGGAAAGCTTCACTCAAGGTTTACTCATCAAGTACGTCAATATGGGCATCGGTGACCACTACATATATGCAGATAGGTGCAACGGGAATAGGAAAGAATTTCGAGAAAGAGGATGGTGTAAAAATCATCATTGATAATACGGAAGCAAAGTGGGAATATGCGCCCAACATATTTGTCAATGAGGAAGAGGATGGAACACTCTCGACAAACACGGCAATTTACGACAGGACGGATGACTGTATTACAATCGTCGGTATTTTGGATGAGAATCATACTTTTTCGAATCTTCCCATCAAGGTAAGGCGAGAAGTCCCGGAAATGGAGTTTATCACAGAGAGCAACAACAGACTGTGGGGATGTTCCAAAGACGGTCACGAGATTTACTGTTGCAAGCTGGGAGATGTGAAGAATTGGAATTGTTTCCAAGGGATTTCGACGGATTCCTACGCAGCAACCATTGGTTCGGATGGAAAGTTTACCGGAGCAATTACTTATTTAGGCTATCCCATTTTCTTTAAGGAAGATTGTCTTATCAAAGTGCAGGTGAGTAGTGTAGGAGCACACCAGACCAAAGAGACAAAGTGTAGGGGTGTACAAAAAGGCTCTGAGAAGAGTTTGGTTATTTTGAATGAGACGCTGTTTTATAAATCTACTACCAGCATTTGTGTATATGCAGGAAGTTTACCTGCGAGCATTTCAGACAATTTGGATGAGGTGAGATATTACGATGCAGTTGCCGGTGCTATAGATAACAGATACTACATTTCAATGAAAGATAAAGCAGGGAAGAGTCATCTGTTTGTGTATGACCAGAAGAGCAACATATGGAGCAAGGAAGATAATACAGAGGTTATGTATTTCTGTAGACATGCAGACGATTTGTACTTCATTGATGTGTCGGATAAGTATATGAAATCTGTATGTGGAACATTACCGTTTGGCGTTCCGGAAGAGCATATGGAGGGTGAATTGGATTGGTTCGCAGAATCCGGAACGATTGGATATAACCTGCCGGATAACAAGTATGTGGCGCGAATCAATATCCGTTTGAACATGGCGCTTGGAGCAATGGTGGATTTCTATATGCAGTACGATTCCAGCGGGGAATGGGAACACAAATTCAATATGAGTGGACAAGGAACACGTTCCTTCACCATACCGGTGATACCGAGAAGGTGTGACCATTTCAAATATAAGGTTGTAGGACACGGAGATGCGAAGATACATTCGCTTACAAAAACGATTGAGCAAGGAAGTGATATATAATGCAGGACATTTTACCTTTCCCGAATATAACAGCGGGGACGCCACAAGAGCAGGCGTCGCAAATTAATAATTATCTGATACAGCTGAAGGAGTCGATTGAATTTGCTTTGGTGAATATTTCTACAGAGAATTTGGCACCGGATTTGGCGGCTCAGATGGAGAGTCAAATCGCTGCAATCAAAAGTGTGGAAATAGAGCAACAGGAACAGAAACAGCAGGTGGCCAAAAAGGTGCTGACAGTTTCTGATGTTGTGAATTCAGAGATGTTCAAGGCGGCTCTAAAGGCCGTGGAGGAAAAGATTCCAACGGAGTATATCGTATCAGTTGAGGAAACTGTGGAAGAGACTAAGGACACGTATTCATTTACGGATGCTGGCGGGAAAGTGACAACGATTACCATCACAAAGGATGTGGTCGAAGATACCACACCGGAAGAGTAAGGGAGGAAGAATAGGAATGAGGAAAATAAACTTACAGCTGTTTGCGTCGCTGAATACACAGACATCCATAGTGGATTATTTAAAGAGTCAGGGACAGGATTCGTCCAAGGATGCGCGAGCACAGTTAGCATCGAGTTTAGGTATTAGTAATTACACCGGTTCTGCAGAACAGAATTCACAGATGCTGAAGGCGTTGCAGTCGGGTGGTGGCAGTGGTACCACATCGGTAAAAACAAATACCGGTTCCGGAAACAGAGGGCAAATTGCGACGTCGCAAGCGGGTGGAACATCGTACGGAAGTAGCATCATAAGAAAAAGTACGATGGATGCGATTAACACACCGTTCACGGCATCTAATGCATACCAGGAGGCAATGAGTTATACCAATGGATTGTTACAGCAGCTGAGCAGTGGGCGCACATCATATTCGGATCAGGTAGATGCCATGATTAAGGAAATTCAGAACAGAGAAGATTTTCAATATGATGTGGAAACTGACACTTTATTTCAGCAGGCGCTTTCTTCTGCAATGAGAAGCGGACAGACAGCAATGCAGGATACGATGGGACAGGCAGCAGCACTTACGGGTGGTTATGGTAGTACCTATGCAACCAGCGCGGCAAATCAGGCGTACAACGCATATATAGAGGATGCCTACAATAATTTGCCCGAGTATTATCAGATGGCACTGGAAGCATATCAGATGGAAGGGCAAGAGATGTATCAGCAGCTTGCAATGTTATCTGATGCGGATGCCAGAGAATATGAGAGAACGTACAATGCGTGGAGTGCAAATAACGCTAATGCACAGCAGATGTATGCTAATGAGTATTCGGCATGGCAAGACCAGGTATCTACAGCGCTTAGTATGGCGGGATTAGAACTGCAGGAACAGGGACAGTTGTTTGACCAGTCGTATGCATTGATGTCACTTGAGCAGGACCAGAGGCAGTTTGATACAGAGATGGCGTATCGCTATTTGTCAGATAGGCAAGGCGCGACACAGGAAACAGATTTGGATCTTATGAAAATTAAACAGGCTGCAATCGAGAAGTATGCCTTAGATGGTGAAGATGGATTGGTAGAGTATTTGGAATTATATTCTGACCGTTTTTCTACAGAGCAGGAGGAACAGGCATTTACAGATGAGGTATTAACGTATGTTCTTTCCAATGGAAATCCACCAATCACACAAGGTACCGCGAAGATGGTTGATAAGAACGTCATTGAAATAAATGGGCACAGATACGACAAGAAGGGATTCTTAAGCCTTTTAGAGGAGCAGGGCGTCTCTGAGTATGAGTTGGATTATATCGAGGGCAGATTGAAAGACCTGAAGGTGGGCGAATCATTGTCCTTGGCAGATTTATATACGGATGAGCAACCGAAGACATCTGTACTTGAAGGAATCGCAAAAGGGATTACGGGTGGTAGTACTAATCCCGGAGATGTAGTTGCAGGATTATTTAATTTATCACGAGGAAGAAAGCGATAGGAGGCTACATATGGCAAAGAAGACGAGTATAAGAACCAAGGTAGAAAAGGCAATGAGAGAGGGAGTCGTAAAGACTTCCTCTCAAAGCATGTCCGGAAAGAGCAGCATGTCGAGTAAGATAAGACGCAGATTGGCAGAGGAGAAGTTTGGGTACAGTTCGCTTCAAAGTGATTTGAGTGCATTGGCCGGACGTATCAGCAGTTATGAAGGATGGTCAGATGAGCAGGCCATCGGAGATACAAGAAGGTCGGTTGAGGATATGCATAGCAGATTGTCCGGGTACCAGAAGTATAAAAGCGACTATGGAGTAGAGGATGGCGTGGATACAGAGGCTCTGTTATCCGGCTATCAGTCTATCATAGATAACTGGGACACCTATGCGGGATACTATGGTGGGTATAAAACGCAGGGCGCCTTTGATGCGAATATGCAAAAAGATAGATTGGCTGAGGAATTTAAGGGACTTACCTATGACCAGGTACAGGAGAAGAAGGAACAGTATGGAGAGGATTCTGCAGAGTACGCTTTCTTAGATAAGTACACCGGCTATACGGACCTTACAGATTTTGATAAAGCCCTTGCAGGAATTTCTACCGGAGGCGGAAAACGTCGGGGAGAAAAGATGGTAGGCGGAACAGATGATGTTAGAGACTATTATCGTGAATTAGAAACGGCGAGAAATGCTTATGAATTGGATCATGCTACAGACAGATATAAGCATTTGGCATCAGAAGAGGATTTTGCAGAGCAGTCAGGCTATGTGTCTACGGTCGAAGAAAAACCGATGGCATTCGGGATGACGGATACAGTAATGGATAGAACGTATGAGTTCATTAATAATCAGGGAGATATCCGTGAGAAGCTTCTTGCTGAGCACGACCAGACACAGTCTGCGGCGCCTATATATACTCCGTCATCATATGTGGAGCGAGGATTACACATGATGAATGAGGAAGAGGTGGGTTACTATAACTACTTATATGCCACAGAGGGTAAGGAAGCAGCAGAGAAGTATCTTGATGATATTAAGGTTATGCTGAATAAAAGAGCGACCGATTCGCAGGCGCAGGAGATGGAAAAAGCAGCAGATGAAAGTGTATTGAATTCTGCATTGATGTCTCTTGTGTCAATTCCTATGAATGTGGGTAGTGGTTTCTATAGTGCACCGGAAACAATAAGTGAACTGCTGACCGGTGAAGTGAATCCATTTAGTACGAATGATGCATTGTCAAATGCCAGTGCTGCGATTCGAAAATCAGTAGGAGAGAATATTGAAGAGAGTGCAACAGGACTTTTTGGAAAAGAGTTCCTGGGACAGAATGTGGGCCGTTTCTTATACGATACTTCAATGTCAATTGGTGATTCCATGCTCGGAGTTACATCTTTAGGAAAAGGATTCACACCGTTAATGGGAATGAATGCATTTCAGCAGAAAGCCAAGGAACTGACGGAAGCTGGGGAGAGCGAGGATAAGATACTTGCAACAGCTGCAGCGTCCGGCATAGCGGAAGCGGTATTTGAGTATATCAGTATTGATAACCTGATTAAAATAAAGGATACCGACAGCTTGAAACGAGTGGTCACCAACGCATTGTCACAAGCGGGTATTGAAGCCAGTGAGGAAGTCTTTACAGAAATAGCTAATATCATGTCGGATACGCTTATCAGAGAGGATTCCTCGGAACTTAAGACAAGATATGAGGCATTGTTGGATAAAGGGTACACTGAGGCAGATGCGATGGCAAACATTGCTATGCAGATGGGTGAGCAGATAGCGGCAGCAGGTTTTGGTGGTGCTTTATCCGGTGGCGTTACCGGAAGTGTATTCTCCGGTGTAGATTATCATGGATATAAACAGGATAAAAAAGAAACTGAGATGATGCAAAGATTCTTGGATGAGGCAAAGAAAGTGCCTGAGGAAGCCGGCAAAGAGATTGTGAAAGAAAAGACTTCAGACGCACCTGTTAAGGATACTGCAATCGAGGCAGCAGTAGAAGGCATGGACGAAGACAAGAAAGCTCTTATTCTTTCTATGTATGATGGCCAGTCGGATGCAAAGGCATTTGCTGAGTCAGTGGACCTTGCGTACAGCTATGGCGAGATGGCATATGGAGAAGATACAGCATTGAAGAACCGTGGAGTATTGACACCTACGCAGGCAGCGAAGGTATACGGCCATGCTATGGTTAGAAAATCCAGAGAGGTAAGAAAGGCACATCAGGAAAAGGTGGCGCAGATCACAAAGAAGCAAGGTAGTACATTGTCCTACAGAGGAAGTGTGGATGATAGCGTAATCGATTATGACAGCAAAACGACCGATGGCAGCAGGGTTAATTGGAATGAATTAACCATGAGGCAGAGAGGTGCTGTAGAGCTTGTGAAAGCTTTCGGAGAAGCTACCGGTGTGAATATCAAGTTTATCCAAAGTGAAGTTAAGAACGGTAGACGAGTAGGTAAGAATGGAAGCTACAATGCGGATACAAATACAATGGAAGTAGATGTATACGCAGGAGTTATTGATAGCTCAGTGGTGCAGGATTCCATCATTCCAACCGTATCCCATGAGTTGACACATTGGATGAAGGACAAGGCTCCGGAGATGTACCGTGCGATGCAGAATCACATCATGGATGCGCTGACGGTCAGAACCGGTACCACAGCGGATGCACTTATTCAGTCGGAGATGGCGAGAATCATAAAAGCACATCCGGATATGGATGTGACGGAAGAGGCAGCTGTTGATGAATTTGTTGCAAGAGCATGTGAGGATATGTTTGCTGGTTCTACTAGCGTGCGCGAGATTCTTTCCCAGGTAAAAGAGGACGAGAGAAAGTCATTTGTGGATAAGGTAAAGGAAGTATTCAAGAATTTGCTCGACTGGGTAAATGAGTTGCTTGGCCAATATGAATCACAGTCTGCAGAAGCAAAACTGCTTAGAGAATATGGAGATTCTATTGCAAAGCTTCAGAAGATGTGGGATAAGGCACTGGAGGAAGCTGTTGAAGTGAACCAAGGTGCGAATGTGGTAAAGGCGGAAGGTGAGCAGATGCCGGCGGCAAGTACACGTTATTCGACTAGAGAAAGCTTCCAAAAGCATATTGAGCAATGGGCAGAAGAGGGAAGACCGGATAGGGAACTTTTTATTCTTGGTAGCACTGGAGATATTTTGCAAGGACTTGGAGCAATCGAGAGTGATATCTATATGCTGGGAGATAAGATTAATACGATTCTAGAAGAACACCCGGAAATGACACTTGAGGAAATTGAGAAGATACCACAGATCTTAGAAAGTCCTGTGTTGATATTAAAGAGTAAGGGTAAGCGCCCAAAGGTGGTTATGTTTGGTTCTTTAAAGGCGAAAAACGGAAAACCTATACTAACTGTATTGGATTTAAGACCAACAGAAAATGGATTTGCGTTAGATGATATGCAAAAGGTAAGTAGTGCATATACAAAAACAGCAACACATAAGTTGACTGCCGAAGAAAATGGAATGGAGTTTGTGAGATCGAGCGAAATTCTGTATGTAAAAAATAAAAAAACCACTAATCTGCTTTCGACAATAGGCTTCTACATGCCTATCACCTGCACTCATAGTGGCTTCATTGGAAGTATAACATACGAAGGTGACAAAATCAAGATTGAGGGCAAGTCATTTGATGAAGTTTTTTCTGTGGTTGAAAAAGATGCTGAACATTTTTCGGACCGAGAGATACGGCCTTTGGCAAGCGAGGACTATGATGTTCTCAAGTCTCATTTTGGAACGACATCTAACTTCAATGTAGCGGGCTATATGTTGCAAGATGGAACGATGCTTGATTTTAGCGGAAAACATTGGGGGAATCCTTCTACTAGCCGTGATGTAGATCATAGAGATGTATGGGAAGTGTGGGAGAATCCGGAAGTAGATGGAACAGGCGAGATGATAAATATGATTTCTAACGGAAACATTCGTCTATCGCCGGAAAGTGGTGGTGTCGCACTTGCAGTCTCTCCGACCGTTGCGCAGAGAAAAGTGCTTGAACGGTATATTAATCATTTTAAAGGAGAGGTTATTGTTGATATTGATAGAGTGGGTGGAGATACGGAAAAATCTTTTGAGTATGAACGAGGGACACCTGCAAAGAAAATCTTTGATGATATCGACAACTACTTAAGAGGCGGAAGGCAGAGTGACTTAATGGCATTTCATACAAAGTATTCTGACAGAGATTCAGAGGGTAATCTGCTTACGGAAGGTCAGCAGGAATACTTTAAGGATAGCCAGGTTAGAGATGATGACGGAAATCTGTTGGTTGTGTATCATGGCACGCGGAAGGCAGATTTTACAGTGTTCAAACGTAATGTGATTTACTTTACCGACAGTAAGGGGATGGCTGGAAGTTATTCTCCAAATGGAGAAGGATTTGAGGGCTATTTGAACATCACGAATCCATTAGTGATTGATGCTGGAGGGGAAAGATGGTCTCGTATTCCGATTGATTCAGAAATGAAAGCATTCCTTGAGAGCGCGGGCGCATCCGTGTTCAAAGAGGGCGGGAAGTGGAGAACTACACCTGCAGATATTGCGTATGCAGTAGAGGATGGAATTGACGAAGGAGAGCTTGATTATGATGGAATCATTATCAGAAATGTAGATGATACCGGAAGTCGAGGAAATGATAATTATGTTGCCACAGACTTTATTGTGTTCAACTCCAATCAGTTCAAGCGGAAGGACAATGCTAATCCTACAGATGATAAGGATATGAGGTTCTCAGACCGTGAGACTCAGACTCTTTTCGAACTAATGGGAGAGAAAAGCCGCTTGGAGAAGGAGAATACCCGCCTAAAGGATGATGTTTCCAGATTAAAGAAGCGCCTGGCATTAGAGAAAAAGCTTACCGGTAAGAATGGATTCAATGAGAGACAACTTCTGGATGTGGCGAAGCATATTAAGGAACTTGCCGGAAGTGATTATTCGACAGATGCACTCAAGGAGGATCTGCGCGAGATATATACTTACATAGTTACCGCAAAGGATGTGAAGTGGGATGCACTTATGGGAAAATGCCATGAGGTAGCAGGTCGCTTGGTAGAGAGACAAAAGAAGGTGGCGATTGTAGATGAGTATATGCAGTACATTCTTAAGGACTTGCGCAGTAAGAAGATTTCCTTAAGTGAAGAGCAGATACAGGAAGCAAAGAGCGCATACGGTGAAAGATACCGAGATGCATTTATGGGAAAGATTGTACTGTCGAAGAACGGAATCAGCTTAGACCAGCAGTGGCAGGAATGGGCGAATATGTATCCGGATTTATTTAATGCTGAAGTAACGGGTGGTGACCAGATTATTGAGTTATTAGATATCTATGATGCGGTAAAAGAAGGCTCGGTGATGTATGAGAGATTCAACGCAGAAGAGTTAGTGAGAGAACTTGCTTCAGAGATATATAACCAGTACTGGAATATCTCACCGGTTGTTACAGTAGAGAAGCAACATCAGGAAGAGATTAAGCGTATCAATTATGAACATAGGCAGGCTATGAGCACCCTTCGTAAAGAGTACAAGCAACGCGTTGCCGACCAGAAGAAATCAGATAAGGCCCATTATGCGGAAGTGATTAGTAATATTAAACAGAAGCATGAGAGAGACCTGCAGGAGGCAAAGGAACAGGGAGATAAGAAGCTGGCTGAGTACAAGGAGCGACGTGTGAAGAATGCGAAGATAAAGCATATCACAAGAGAAGCAATGACTCTTAACGATTGGCTTAAGAAGAATTCCAAGGATGCGCATATTCCGGAGCTGATGAAAAAGCCGGTCATTTATCTTCTGAATGCAATTGATTTTTCTTCGAAGCAGCTTCTTGGCCAAAGCGGAGGACAGAGAGCTTCAACACCGACGCAAAAGGACATTTCTATGTCAAAGGCACTCGAACAGGTACATGAAATGATTAGTGATATTACTTCATGGCAGATTGGAGAGTCTGATGTGGAAGAGGTATATGGAACCTTTGTAGATTTTCCACCCGGATTTGAGAAGGATGTAAGAGACCTCAGCAAGAGTGTAAACGATATCATGCGCCTTGTGGGTGATAATGAATTCGTTCTCAATAATATGAGCATCGAAGAGTTGGAACGTTTGGAAAAGATTGTTGTTACCATCAAGGGAACAGCTATCAAGATGAATAAGTTCTTAACTGTTCGTCATGCGGAAGGTGTAGCAAATCTTTCACAGCAGGATATGTTGTATAATGATGCGCTAGGCGAAGAACGTAAGCGCGGAGAGAAAAGCCCGGTTGGAAAGATGCTAAAGATGATTAACTGGGGGAATGCACTTCCGTATTATGCATTTAAACGTTTTGGCGCCGGTGGAGAATTGGTGTACGAAGCTTTGCAGGATGGATGGGATAAATTTGCATTCCATGTAAAGGAAATTGTAGATTATGCGAAGAGTACCTATACGGATAAAGAGGTGAAGGAATGG